GTCCTGAGGCTATTACAACCGCTAAGTATAACCTCGCATAATAGGGAAGGAATCTAAATTATGGCTACTGTATCTACTCTCGCTAAGGCGGAAGGTGGCAAGGGTAACCCCGGTCGTAAACCGTACATGGTCGAGGTCGAAATTGATCTTGCTGAAGCGGCTACGGCAAAGGGTTCTGCTCTTGCTACAAACGATGTCATCCAAGCTATTACTGTCGGTGAAAACACCGTTGTAATGTTTGCTGGGATGGAAATCACCGAAGCTCCTGCTGGGGGCACAACGGCTTCGATTGACCTCGGTATTACCGGCGGTGATGTTGACGCCTTTGTTGATGGTTTTACTTTGACTGGTGGTTCTGTTGGTGACTACGCTACTTTGGCGAACACTGCAACACCGATCCTCGTGACCACTTCGGACACAATCGACATGCTGCTTCTGGGCACTACTCCTGATACTTCGGGTAAGGTTCGCGTCTATGCTTACCTCTTCGATGTTGACGGTTTTGGTAGCTCGAAGGCTGCTGATGAAGTTGATCGTGACGTTCTTGCCTAACTAACTTTGGGGACTGCCTCCGGGTGGTCCCCTTAACTACAGCTAAGGATACTTTATGTCTAACTTTGTAACTCTTACTAACCTTTTGCTTACTCGCTTGAACGAGGTAACTTTTGACACGGCAGGAGACGGGTTTCAAAGTGTGCGTGGTGTTCAAGCTTTAGCAAAGAATGCTGTTAATAATAGCATCAATGAGATTTTTCAAAAAGGTCAAGAATGGCCTTTCCTTAAGACTACTCAGACTCAAGTTCTTACTGCTGGTACTCGTACCTACAACTTTCCAAGTGATTACTCTAGCCCTGACTATGAGAGTTTTTATCTAAAGAAACTTACTTCTGCAAACAACAGACCAACGCACCTCCCTGCTCTTTCTTACGAGGAGTATATTCAGCTTTACCGAGTTATTGACGACGAGTCAGACACCGGGAATGGCATTGGAGTTCCAGAGTACATCTACCAGACCTATACAGAGTCGTTTGGTGTTACCCCTGTCCCAGATGATGCTTACGAAATAGAATACACGTATTGGAAGTTCCCTTCTGATTTAAATTTGTTCAATGATGAGTGTCTAATTCCTTCTCGTTTTAACTACACTATCATTGATGGTGCTATGTACTACATGATGTTGTTTCGGTCTAATGAACAAAGTGCTGCAATTCATCAACAAAAGTTTCAAGAAGGTGTAAAGCAAATGAAGAGAGTGCTCATTGATGAGCCCCTTCGTGTTCGATCTACAGTCATTGAAGGTAGGCTAAATGCCGGATAGAATAAATTCTTTTGTAGCTACTTGCTCTGGGGGCTTGTTTAACAACATGGACCCTCTTAGTCAAGGTAGCTCTTTTCCGGGTTCAGCTATACGTATGATTAACTATGAGCCTGCCCTTGAAGGTGGGTATCGTCGTATCAGTGGTTACACAAATGACTATGGAACTATTCCAGGCGAAGCTGATACACCAGCCTTAGGCGTTGCTGTCTATAACCAATTGAACGATGGTATTTTCGCTTGTAGAAAACCTGATACAGGTAACGACTACTTTCATTACTGGAACAACTCTACTGAAGCATGGGTGACTCCTTCTACTTCTGGATCTCCTACAATGGTTGGAGTCAGTAAAGTAAGGTTTACTAAAGTAAACTGGGGTGTTCCTAAACTAGTTCTTACCGATGGTATTAATCCTGCCGCTACATGGGATGGAACCACCTACACACAGCTTACAACAGGTGAGGTTCCTTCTGCACCACAATACGCAGAGAACTTTAATGGACATCTTTTTCTCGCAGGAGACCCTAGTGAAGATAACCTACTTTACTTTTCAGCCCCTCTTGACGAAACAAACTGGACTTCGGCTGCTGGTGCTGGCGTAATCAATGTAGGTTTTGAAATTAAAGCTCTAAAATCTTTTAGAGACCAGCTCTACATTTTTGGAATTAACTCTATTAAAAGACTGGTTGGAAACAGTATTGCTGATTTTCAGCTAAGTGACGTAACTAAAAACCTTGGTTGTGTTTCTTCAGATTCTGTTGTTGAGTTTAACGGTGACATTATCTTTTTGGCTCCTGACGGGATACGACCTGTAAGTGCGACTGAACGGATTGGAGACATAGAACTTAACACTTTGTCGAAACCAGTCCAAAACATTTTTGAGACATTTACTGAAAACGAAGACCTAAGCACTGTCTCTATTGCAGTCTTAAATAAGAAGTCTCAGTTTCGTCTTTTCTTTGCTGAGGCTGACGCACTAGGTCTAATCGGTTCTATTCGTCGCTCTGGGGAAAGTGGTCAGGGATTTGAGTACTCACAGCTTATTGGCATTGAAGTCAACTGTGTTGACGCTGGGTACATAGGTGAAGAAGAGTATGTGATCCATGGAGACTCAAATGGCAGTGTATACCGTCAAGAGTCTGGGCAAAACTTCAATGGAAACCCTATCTTTTCTTTGTATCAAACTCCTTTTACTCATATGGATGATCCTATCCTTCGTAAATTGTACTATGATGTACACACATACATGAAAGCAGAAGGAACAGTAACTGTTAACCTAGGTGTTCAGTTCTCTTACGGAACTAGTAGTGTGTTGAAACCTGTTGACTACTCTTTTGACACAACAGGAGCTGCTTCTTTTTGGGACTCTGCTACCTACGATACCTCAGACATCTATGACGGTGACCCTACACCTAGAAGAAAAACAAATATCGAAGGCTCTGGTGACTCAGTATCATTTACTTATGTTACTTTGGACGATCAACCAAGCCACACTATTCAAGCCTATGTAGTCTCATACTCATTGGCAGACAGACGCTAAAGGATATCTATAAATGTCAGGTTACACACGTCAATCTTCCGCTGAAATTGTACCTACAGCTACGGTCAGGTCAGCTCCTGTCAACGCTGAGTACAATAAGCTTCGTGACGCTTTTAAGTTTGATAGCACTGGAAACACAGGTCACAAGCATGACGGGTCTTCTGACGAAGGTTCTTATGTCCCTCTTATCGCTGATGTTGACGCACTTAATAAGATTGTAGTTGATACAGATAACAACCGCCATGGTGTTTTTGTTGAAGTATCTTCTGCCGCTGTTGAACAAGTACGTTTTCAAGACGGTGTTATTGTCCCTGCCACAGACAACGATATTGACCTTGGTACTAGTTCTGTAGAGTTTAAAGACCTGTACCTTGATGGTGTTGCTAAGATTGATACCCTTACAGTCGATGAGAACGCTACAGTGGCAGGTACTCTCGGTGTCACTGGTACCACTACCGGAACTACGATTGTAGCCTCTACGGGTTTTTCTGGACCTCTGACAGGCAATGTAACTGGTAATCTTACTGGCAATGTAACGGGGAACGTCACTGGTAACCTTACAGGAAACGTGACAGGCAATGTAACCTCGACAGGGGGTTCTAGCTTTACTTCTGCTACTATTACTGGTGGTTCTATCAATGGAACTCCTATTGGTAACTCTACTCCATCAACTATTGTAGGTACAAACATTACTGCTAACACTGGTTTTTCTGGTGCTTTAACAGGTAACGTAACAGGCAATGTAACTGGTAATCTTACTGGCAATGTAACTGGAGACGTTACAGGTGACCTCACAGGAAACGTCACTGCTGCTACGGGTTCTTCTACTTTCAACAATGTTACAGTCAATGGCACACTCGACGTTACAGGAACCACTATCGCCAACGTAACAGACCCTGTTAATGCACAAGACGCTGCAACTAAGAGCTATGTTGATACTGCTGACGCCCTAAAGCTCAACCTTTCTGGTGGCACAATGAGTGGCGCTATTGCTATGGGCACTAACAAAGTAACAGGGCTTGGCACACCTACGGATACAGCTGATGCTGCTACTAAAGGTTATGTAGACACTGAGGTTAGCAACCTAATTGATTCAGCACCTGCAGCCCTAGACACTCTTAACGAGCTTGCTGCAGCTTTAGGTGATGATGCTAACTTTGCTACTACTGTAACGAATAGCTTAGCTACTAAATTAAACCTGTCTGGTGGTACAATGACGGGGGATATTACCCTCGGTGCCAACAAAGCTACAAGCACTGCTACACCCACTGCAGACGATGACTTGACGCGTAAAGGTTACGTAGATACTCAGGATGCTCTGAAGCTTAACCTGACTGGTGGTACGATGTCTGGTGCAATCGCAATGGGCACCAGTAAGATTACTGGTCTTGGTGACCCAACTGCCAATCAGGATGCAGCAACCAAGGTTTATGTCGATACTGCAGACGCACTTAAGTTAAATTTGTCTGGCGGGACTATGACGGGTAACATTGGCATGGGTGCCAACAAAGTAACATCCACTGCTACCCCTACAACAGACGATGACTTGACAAGAAAAGCATATGTTGACAGTATCCTTGGGTCTGCTACTTCTGCGGCTGATAGTGCTGCTGCGGCTGCTGTCTCTGAAAGCAATGCTGCTGATAGTGAAACTGCTGCTGCTACATCTGCTTCTAACGCTGCTACAAGCGAGACTAACGCCGCTAACTCTTTTGATGCTTTTGATGATCGTTATCTTGGTGCCAAAGCCTCTGCTCCTACAGTAGATAACGACGGTGATGCACTTCTTACAGGCGCTTTGTACTGGAACACTTCTAGCAATAGTTTGTTTATTTGGACTGGTAGTGAATGGAACTCTGCAGCTTTTGATGAAAGTACTGCTCTGTTTGATGAAGACATCGGAGTTACAGTTCAAGCGTATGATGCTGACACAGCTAAGTATGATGATGTTACGGCAAACTTTACTGGTACACTTCAGAATGGTGGGAGTAATGTTGTAGTTGAGACAGATATTGGTAGCACAGTTCAAGCTTATGACTCTAACCTAACTAGTTTTGTTAGTGAATTTACTCTTCCAACGTCTGACGGTACAGACGGTCAGGTTCTAACGACAGACGGCTCAGGTGCACTAACTTTTGAGGATATTCCTGCGGTTCAGGAGTTGTATGCCGAGAACCCTGTTTCTTATACAGCGCCAAGCGCAACTGGAGATGACGCTGTTGCGCTTGGCGACACAGCTATTGCTTCTAATTCAAATTCAATCGCTATTGGGAGAACTGCAACGGCTTCTGGGAGCAACGCTTTTGCGCTTTATCAAGGCACAGCCTCTGGAGCGGGGGCTTTAGCTTTTAGGGGAACAGCATCTGGCTCTTCCTCTATGGCACTAATGTTTGGCACAACAGCTAGCTCGGTGTATGGATGTGCGATTGGGCAAAACAGCTCTGCTCAAGGCGCACAGGCAGTCACAGGCTCAGGCGCAATGGCCCTCGGTGGCTCCTACGCCTCCGGCACCGACTCCTTTGCAACAGCTATAGCCAACAACACTAGTTCTTATGGTGCTACTGGGGCTAACTCTGTGGCTATTGGGTATCAGGCTAAGGCATCTAGTAGCAGTTCTTTTGCCTTTAGCTTTGGCGCAAATGCTTCAGGTTTTGGTGGATTTTCCGCCTTAAGAAATTCTGTGGCGGCTGGTTCTCACTCACTTGCACTGGGAAATACATCTTCAGCTAATCAGAGTTTTTCTGTTGCGTTGGGCCTTCAAGCAAAGTCAGACATTGAGCGCAAGTTGGCGTTTTCTGGGGGCCAATTCTTTGCACAAGGCGATGCCCAAACAGGCACCTTTGTCCTGCGCTCTGACACCACAGATGCAACTCCAGAAGCCCTAACCACCAACAACAGCACCGCTGGCACCACTAACCAAATCATCCTCCCCAACAACTCTGCCTATGCCTTCCACGGCACCATCGTAGCGCGTGAGCAAGCATCTAGTGGTACAGACTGCGCCGCGTGGAAGATCGAGGGCTTGATCCGCAGGGAAGGGTCGGCGGGGACGACAGTACTGGTCAACTCTGCTACAACTGTCTTGGATAACACACCCGGCTGGGGTATGGCTCTGAGTGCAGATACTACCAACGGTGGCCTCAAGATTGAGGTAACTGGTGCTGCTGCTACAAACATTCGGTGGGTTGCCACCATCAACACGTCCGAAGTGACGTACTAAAGGAGGCCACGATGGCTATTCAAATCGACCTGACTACAAGCCAGTATGGTACACCTTTTGCTGGCGCTTACTTCCGCATCATCACAGCGGCTGTCAGCCGTATGCGTGAGGGCGGCCCCAAGTTCACCGTGATGATTGACGTTGCGGGCTATGCCACTGCCACGCCCGGTGACGACACCCGTGAGGTGGACTTCCGTCGCTACCATGCCGATCTGGCTGAGGTGGAAGCACAGGCTGGCGCTGAGTTCCTCGACAAGTGCTACACTTGGGTCATGGCGCAGGAAGACATGAATGGCTCGGAGGCTGTCTAAATGAGCATTGTCATCGACTACACCAAGGGTTTCTTTGAGCCATCGCCTGCTGGTGAGTCAGTCGGCACAATCTCCTCAGGAACCCTCGACCTGTCCACTGGCAACGTGTTTTCGGACGCGCCCTCTGCTAATGTCACCTACGTCTTCAGCAACCCGCCTGCCTCTGGCACTGCTTATGGCTTCACGCTCAAGGTAACGCCTTCTGGGACGTATACGGTGACTTGGCCTGCCTCGGTTGACTGGGCTGGTGGAACGGCCCCTGACGCCCCTGCAAGCGGTGAGACGGATGTGTTCACGTTCTACACCCAAGATGGAGGCACTACATATTTTGGCTTTCAAGCTGGGGATGCAATGGCATGAGTATCGCACGGCTGATGCAGATGGCTCGGGCTGGGGTTCCTTCTGGCCCTGTATGGACCGACCCTGACCTAGCTAATGCCTCTTATGATAGTGTTAGCTTTAGTGTGGCGGGGCAGGGAAGCGGTTGTCGATCAGTATCGTTTGCCAGTAATGGGGATTATATGTATGTCGTGTCCGATGGGGACAACGAAGTAAATCAATACACCTTGTCAACACCTTGGGATATTACAACGGCGACATTTACGCAGAATTTTTCTGTTGGTGGTCAAGACACCAACCCAAGTGGGTTTTACATAAGAGATGATGGTAGTTCGTTTTTTATAGTCGGATTTCAAAGCGATGATGTCAATGAATACGGAATGTCCACTGCATTTGACTTGTCATCCGCATCGTTTGTTCGGAGTTTTAGTGTAGCCTCTCAACAAGCAACGCCAACAGGTTTATATTTTAGCGCATCTGGCCTTTTAATGTATGTAATTGGCACAACCGGTGACGATGTGAACGAATACGGCCTAAGCACTGCATGGGATATTAGCACCGCTTCTTTTACGCATGGTTTTAGCGTTGCATCTCAAGACGCATCCTTGCTTGATTTATTGTTTAACCCAGATGGCACAAGAATGTATATTGTTGGGAATGAAAACGATAAAGTTTATCAATACAATTTAAGTTCTGGTGGGGACGTTTCTACCGCGTCTTTCAGTTTGGATTTTTCTGTTGCTGGGCAAGCAACTGCGCCTACAGGTGCCTCATTTAAGTCTGACGGCTCTAAGATGTATGTTTTGAACTTTGACGGCACCATCTACCAATACTCAACCGACTAAGGAGAAACAATGTTACTAGTCAAAACCGCAAACGGACAGGTAGAGCAATTCCCTTACACGCTCGGAGACCTTCGCCGTGATAACCCGCAGACCAGCTTCCCGAAGAAGATCGGTGATGCAATCCTTGCCAGCTACGGCATTTACCATGTGATGCCTGACGCACGGCCTGAGCATGACCCTCTGGTGCAAACTCTTGTGCGTGACCCTGAGCCTCACAACAACGAGACAGCGGTGGACGAGGAGACGGGCGAAACCTACAAGACCGGGCGCTGGGTGATCGGCTACACCGTCGTCAACAAGCCGCAGGACGAGGCAGAGGATGCTGTCAGAAACCAGCGCAACCGCCTGCTGCAAGACACTGACTGGATGGCCCTAAGCGACAACACCATGTCCCCAGCTTGGGCATCATATCGTCAGGCACTTCGTGATATAACAGATCAAGCGGGCTTCCCGTACGCGGTCGAGTGGCCCACTAAACCTTCTTAAGTAAAGGCACCAAAATGAATTTTACACCACAGCAAAAGTACTCTTTGCTCTCTAAGATGGGCTACTCTGGTTCTTCAAAAGAAACCGAGATGGATAACTTTATCCAGTCTAATCCCGGTGCTGCGGCTAAGATGGGCAAGTTTGATCGTGCTATGAAACGTGGGTTTTCTAATGGTGGTCTTTCTACAACAGAGCAGTCAGAGTACAGCAGACTACAATCCATTACACCTAAAGAACTAGGTACTCAGGGGCGACAGAGGCTTGCTGAACTTCGTCGTAAAATGCAGCAACCTGTCCCTACTGCTTCACCTGCTCCAACTACCCCAGAAACCCCTGAGGAAGAAGCTGCACCCATCTTTGAACCAAAAGAACCTGAGTTTACTCCTTTTACAGGTAACATAGAAGAAGCTCAGCAAGAGTTTTTGTCTATCCAAAAAGACCTAGTAAATAAACAACGAGCTTTAGATAGTGTTACCCCTCAAATAACTACAGGAGAAGACAATAAAGTCAGTATTGAAGGAGTTGATGAGACCTTTGCTTCTACAGAGGAAGCTCAGAAGTTTATCGAAGAAAACAATCCTTCCTACAAAAGTGCTATGGAAGCTCTTGAAGCAGCTCAAAAGAACTTTACTCAAGGTCAGCAAACACTAAGACTAGCTCAATCTTCTCAAAGTGCTCTTCTTCCTTCTGCCGCTGATCTTTCTGCCCAAGCTCTTAAAGACCCTAGTTTACTTGTAACTCAAGCTGATGTAGCTAAGGTACCAGAGACTACTCAACAAATTGTAGACCCTACAACAGGTACTGTCACAGGAGCGGCCCCTACAGCCCAAGTAACCTCTGCAGGCAGTGCTACCCTAGCACAAACTCCTACAGCGGCTCCTGCGGCCACTATGGAGGCTGCTAGAGTGTCTCCTCAGGTAGACCAAGCTGTCAGTGGTCTTCAACCTGCTCAAGGTGAAGTATCACAGGAAATAACTGCACAACAGGCTGACCCTAATCAGCTTGCACAACTTGGTTTGTCTGCTCCTCAGATTGCACAAGCACGGCAAATTGCGAATATTCCTGATCTAGCTTTAACTCAAGACCAGCTTGCTAAGGCAGCTACACTTGCTTCCACTGGGTTGTCCTTACCTCAGGCAGTAGCTCAAACAACTGGAGAAGACTTTACGGCTGTAGCAGCTAAGTTTACAGGACAAACTCCTGAAGCTATTGCACAAGATCAATATAACCTCACCCCTGCTCAAGCTGCTAAAATTCAAAAGACTGAAGTACAAGAGGCGGCTAAAGCTTCTGAAATTCCTAGTGCTCAGGCAGCTCAGTCTTTATTTCAGTCTGATATACAAGCTGTGCAAGGTCAAGTCGGAGCAAATGAACTTGTAAATGCAAAAGATATTGTTGCTACTGAGGTTGCTGTAACTGCTGTTGAAGCTACTGTTAAGAGTCTAAACGATGCTTCTATTGCTAATGCTGCTCAAGGTACTTTTTCTCAGGCTTCTTTAGCGCAGGCTGCACAAGGTAATGTAACACCTGAGTCTACTGTTCAAGGCCAACTAGCTGAGTTGATGAAACAGTTTGATGACGGTACTCCTGCGTGGGCTGCTGGCGCTATGCGAGCGGCTAATGCTGCTATGGCAAGCAGAGGTATTGGTGGCTCGTCTATGGCTGGTGCAGCTATTGTACAAGCTACTATGGAGTCTGCTCTTCCTATTGCTCAGCAAGACGCTCAAGCTTTCCAGCAAATGAACTTGACGAACCTGAACAACAGACAACAAGTATCTCTTGCTAATGCAGCAGCTAGTCAAAATATGGAGCTTGCTAACCTAAGTAATAGACAGCAAGTAGCTCTTCAGAATAGCTCTAATTCTTTTGCTCTTCAAAGTCAAAACTTGAGTAATGCTCAGCAAGTTGTTATCTCTAACGCTCAGTTTAAAGCTGCTCTCCAGAGTCAGACACTCGATATTAAGACGCAGACAGCTCTAGCAAATGCTGCTAAGTTTACGGAGATGAACAGACTAAACCTGACAAATGAGCAACAGACTCGTCTTCAGAACTCTGCTCAAAACCTTCAAGTTGACATAGCTAACCTAAACAATAGACAGCAAACAGCCTTGTCTAACCTTCAGGTACGTGCTGCTCTTGTTGGACAAGAACTTTCAAATGAACAACAAATGGCTGTGCTAGAGTCTACTCAGTCGTTTGATGTTGCTGCTATTGATGCAAACAACCAACAGCAAGCCTTTATGCAAGATGCTTCTGCACAAGCAGCTCTTGAAGGTAGAGCTCTAGACGCTCGTCAACAAACAGCTCTGTTCAATGTCTCTAACCAACTGCGTGAACGTGAGATTGAGCTTACTAACGAACAACAAACTCGACTGTTCAATACTACTAACGCCATGAACATTGAGATGGCTAACCTGTCTAATAAACAACAGACAGCCCTAGCTAACGCTCAAATTGATGCAGCTATTGTTGGCCAAGAGTTGTCTAACACACAGCAGGTAAACGTGACGAATGCTGCTCGTATCAGTGAGATCGCTAACCTTAACTTCAATGCTGAACAACAGAAAGCTGTAGAGAATGCTCGTCTTGCTCAGACAGTAGACATCGAGAACTTGAATGCTTCTCAAGCTAAACTCTTGGCTGATGTAGCTTCTATGTCTCAGATGGACTTGACAAACCTAAACAATCGTCAGCAAGCTGCAGTCCAAAATGCTCAGAACTTCTTGCAGATGGACTTGACTAATCTTAATAACGAACAACAGACAGCTATATTTAAGTCACAACAGAGAGTTAATTCTTTGTTGTCTGACCAAGCTGCTGAGAATGCTGCTCTACAATTTAATGCTGCTAGTGAGAACCAAACTAATCAATTCTTTGCTGATCTTCAGACGACTGTCTCTCGTTTCAACGCAGACCAGACTAACGCTATAGCTCAGTTTAACGCTGGTGAGGCTAATGCTATAAGCCAGTTTAATGCTAGTATCCAAGAGCAAAGGGCCCAGTTCAACGCAAATAACCGTTTGGTGGTAGCTCAGGCTAACGCTAAGTGGAGACAAGACATTGCTACCATGAACACTGTTGCTGAGAATGAAGCTCTTATGGAGGCAACTAAAGTAGCTAATGGTCTTACCGTTACTGCTATGGATGAAATTTGGCAGAGAGAACGTGACTTGATGTCTTTTGCTTGGCAGTCTGCTGAAAATCAACAAGAGAGAAACAACAGACTTTTGTTGAGTGACAAGCAGATTTCTGCTGATCAATCCTTTGCGGATCAAGCTGGTAAGGGGCAGATTCTAGGAAACATTGCTGCTGCTGCAGCACCTAAGTTAGTTGATGGTCTTTTTGGTTTATTTTAAGGAACACTGATGTTTAGATATACGAACCCAGATGAAATTATGCAGGCTATCCAAGTCGGCCAAGCTACTGAAAGTGTTCAGCAAGCGTCTGCTGACCAACCTATTGTAGCCCGTAGACGTCCTAAGGCTAGGCCAGAGACTCTTGATCCTGTTCAGTCTAACCAAGAGATGATTATGGAGTACCTGAGTATGATTGGTGAGCCTACTGAGACTACTCCTAGTGCTGAGCCTAATAAGGATGTTATACGTCCAGTTAGTCGGGCAGATGCTCTTGGAGTGTTTGATCTATCTACTCTTGGTGGTGACTGGGTAGACGTAAGTGCTCAGCTTTTGAGAGACTTAGAGGGTTTTAAAAACGAGCCCTATTACGATGTAAACGCTTTTAGAGCTGGGTACGGAAGTGACACATACACAACTGAAGATGGTACTGTAAAGACTGTTAAAGAGAGTGACTTCGTTAGTCGGGAGGACGCTGAAAGAGACCTGTACAGACGTATTAAGACAGAGTTTGGAGCTAGAGCTAAACAAGCTGCAGGAGATGCGTGGGAAAGTTACAATCCAATGCAAAGAGCAGCACTTACGTCTGTAGCTTACAACTATGGAAGCATCCCTAAAAGAATTTCTTCTGCCGTAAAGTCCGGTGATGCAAGAAAGGTGTCCGAAGCTATCGTGTCTCTCGCGGACGACAATGATGGAATTAACTACAACAGAAGAATTAAAGAAGCTGAAATGATGGTTTACGGAGATTCTAAATGAATCAATTTGAAGCACCTATCCCCGGTCAATCTTTGACTACTACTCCTAAGAACTATCCTTGGGAAAACCCTCCTGAAATTTCTGATCCTGAAGAAGCTATTCAGATGTACTTGACTAAGTTCTCTAATAATCCAGAGACACTTGATGCTGCTTTTGATATGCTCTCGGCTGGACAAACAGTACGAGAACTAACTTCTGGTATCCTTCGTGTTGGGGTAGCTAACGGAATACACTCTATTGATGTTGGTCTTCTTATCGCACCTGTCGTACACCAGTTTATTAAAACAATGGCCACAGAGAGTGGAGTTGACTTTGTAGATGGCTTTGAGGACAAGAAGTTAACAAACAAAGAGACAAATAAAGTTGCTGCTAAACTGGCAAAGCTTGAGATGTTTGAAGGTGAGGAAGAGACTCTGGAGGACATCGAAGAGATGGAAGACGTAAGTAAGCTTGAAGAAGCAGTAATGGAAGAACCTGAGGAAAAGCCTCAAGGTCTTATGGCTCGGAGGTAATAATATGGCAGGGTTCTGGTCTGGTTTTGGTAAAGGCTTTAGTGAAGGTCTTGATCGAAATGAGCGTCGTAGACAGTTTGATGAAGCTATGATGCAAAAACGTAAAGCTGCTATTCTTCCTGATCTTCGTAAGGTTAGAGAAAAACAGCAAGCGGAGAGAATGAAACTAAATTCTCTTGCAACTCGTCTACGTGGCTATGGTCTTGAAGATGAAGTAGTACTCAGTGTGATTGGCACTGGAGACACAGAAAGCATTGAAAGATTTGTGTCTACAATGGATAAGCAGTACGAGACAGCACAACAAGCTGGACGAGGTGAGCAGTACTTCGAGACTGTAAATACTACGTTGTCCAACGCTATTATGTCTCCTCAGGGCACTACTACACTGCAAGGAGAAGACTTAGCGGAATATCTTGGTGCAAGTCTTGACGAGTTTGGTATCCAAGACGACATGGGTCTTGACATTACAACTCCCGGTGAATTTGGTTATAGACCTCCTATTTACACTGAGACAAGAGACATTGACGACTATACAAAACTTGAGAAGCGTATCGCTGAAAATGCACGTCTTACAGCTAATAGTGAAAATAATAAACTAAACCGTCAAATCAGTGCTATCACTAAGCGGTTGGAGTCATCTAACCTGTCTGGAGAAGAAGAAGCAACTCTTACGGAAGATAGGTCTGCTCTTTTGGCTCGTAAACAAACAATTGGTCAGGCTCTTGACTCCTACTCAGGAGAAGAGAAGGACGCCTTTCCTCTCTTGTCTATCTACGGCACAGATGCAGTGGGCAAAGTTACTTCTGACTTTGAAAGATTTGACCAAAACAAACTTCTTCCTAATCTTACTGAAAGCATTGGTAAAGCACCCATAGCAGTTACGAGTGCCGAACAAGCGCAGAGATTTGTTCAGATGGGTGTTCTTAATGAGGGAGACTCAGTTCTCATAAATGGTAATGTTGTAACAATCCAGTTTGAAGGTTGATAATGAGCGAAACTTTATTCTTGAAAAGACCAGAACAACAGGAATCTCAGGAGGAAACTCTTGGGATTTCTCCTGCGTCTACTCTTACTCTTACTCGACCAACTAAAGACAACGAAGTACCGGGTAACTTTTATAAAACAGTTCCAGTAAGTGACACTGAAGCTATTGATCTTAACAGCGTCTTGGAAGACTACAATCGTCCTTTGATTAAAGAAGACTTTCTAAAGGATAAACGACTTCAAGAACTGGTTGTTCAAAACATGGAAACTAGGTTTAGACCTGAAGCAAAAACCTTTAGAAGAGCTTCTGGTCTTACCGGCGCTGCTGTTGGTGGTTTTTCAGCTACAGACTACAGGGAACGTCCTTTTGAGGAAGTCTTTGAGTTGTGGCAGAACTATCAAAGAAGCTTTAACATTGGTCAATCAGTTACTGTCGCTAACGAAGTAGGATACACACTTGGTAAGGACGATGATACTCGTCGTAAGCTTGGTGCTGGTTACCTTCTCTTCGACTCAATGGACAACGCCTTTACAGGTGAAGGCTCTTGGACTGAGATGTCTGACGCTATTTGGGACTATGGTAAAGGTGTTGTCTTTGATCCCACTACTCTTGCCACCCTTGGTATTGGTAAAGCTATGTCTGCTGGTGCGACTAAAGTTTCCTCTGCTGCTCTTCGTCAACAACTTACTCAGTTGGCTCAAAAAGGTATCACAGGTAAAGCTGCTGTAGGTCTGGTTAAAACTGCCCCTTACGTAGCTCCTGACCTTGCTCTTAACGTAGGTATCGACATTGTACAACAAGGGCAACTTATCCGTACTGAAGCAGCAGAAGAGTTTGATGCCATGCGTACTGGTCTTGTAGCAGCAGGCTCTATGGCTATTCCAGCCCTTATAGGGGGTGCTAAGGCTGTTGGAGCTCTACGTAAGTCTGAGAAGCTTAGAGACTCTGTGGTAGGCTACACAGAGCTTACAGAGGAGACTTTTAACCTTCCGGTAGACAGGGCTTGGAAAGAAGTTTCTGAGCGTGTGAACAAAGAACTTGTCGAAGGAGTGGTGGATACAAACTTCGGTAGAATCCAAGGAAATCCTGACGAGTTCCTTAAGTGGATTGACGCTAGAGAAGAAGCGGGTAAGTTTGTAAACGAAAACGGTTCTAGGGTAATAGATGACGAATTGGTTAATGGTTTCTTTAACTACTTCTTATTTGGCCAAGCAGACTCACTTAACCCAAAAGGTTTCTTTAGCGCACTTCAAGACTCTGGTTTTGTTATAACAAAGTCAATGATGGAAGACCAAAAGATATCTGGTGTCTATGGGCAAGCTATGGAGTTTCTTTCAGATGAAGTTGTAGAAAAGTCTATGAAAACTTTTGAAGATGCCACTGGACGCAAACTAGGTATTGACTATAACGCAAAAGCTTTAGGTTCTTACTTTACAGATCAGTCTACAGTGCAAGCAAAAGGACAAGCACTTAGATCTAAGCTGAGTCGTCTCGAAAAAGCCGGTCTTACTGGCAGAGAACTTGCTGAAGAAATCGCTGGTAAAGGTGAAAAGTCTGCTGACCCAGCCCGACTACAGTTTGCTTTGTCTACGTATAAGAGACTCCTTACTTCTCACTTGGCTACTACAGGTGCAAACATTAAAGGCTTTACACAACTTGTAAGTTTGAACACCTACTCGGATATCTTTGCTTCAGCGACCTATGCTACTCAAGGTGCTTTTTATCGTCTTGTTAAAGATGACCCAGAGAAAGCTTTGATGTATGGCAACAAGGCTTGGGGCTCTATTATGTCCACAGCTAGAAAACCTATGGAAGCTCTTTCTCCTGACCTTACAATTAAGTACGCCGACAAAGTTCTTGAAGCTAATCCTTCAGCTATTGAAAAACTGTTTAGAGACGTATCAGGTGACGGTGGTGTACGTGATTCATTGTCTCAATTCAACCTAGACCCTTCAAATAAGCTGTACAAGGGCGTGGATAACGTAACCAAAGGAGCTCAGACAGTTGCTATGGTACGTCTTCAAGATGAAGTGT